CATTTGATGACACTATTGGTTTCTTTAGTTCCACTTCATACGTAAGCCATAAATCGCCAAGGGTGTTGCCCGTGGCAAGTTGTCCTTGGACAGCCACATTTGTAACACCAAGGTCGTATAGCAACGTAGAGTCACCACTAGGTGGAGTGCCACTCCGAACATATTGGACATTGAATGGGTTTTCCTTAGGATCACATTCAATAGGATGACAGAACGCTTCATTAGGGGGTGATTCTGAACTCCAATACTCATTGAGTATTTCCTGTTTGGAGATTGGTGCCGTGTCCGAGCTCCTGTAAGTGGTCTGTAACATGACGGACCCAAGAGCTGGGTTGGTACCAGAAATGGCAGTCCCACTAGTGGGAACATAGTGGAATACCGCACCCAATATGCGGTACTCTTGGAATCGATTGGCAATTCCGGACAACCAGGGAAACGTTAAAACATCACCCGGGTTAAGGATGTAGCGGTTGACTACACTAAATCCGGTGGAGCCAGTTACAGGACCCAAATACTCTTTATGCCGAACAACGACAGATTGAGCATTTGTGTGCATCGCGGGAATACCACCCGCATCAACACGGTCCAATACACTATTGCGAGCAACAGTGTACGCTCCTGACCCCAACCATTTACTCAATGATGCGCCGAGGCTGGTTCCCAGCGCACCACCTGCAGGTCCCATGCCGAACATAGAACCAACGGCCCCACCGCCAAGTCCACCAAGAGCTCGGAGCGCCCCCCCTAAGCGGGTGACCTCTCTCTCTTGTCGGACACGTGCAGAGCGTGTTTTCTTTTTCTTCCCAATTTTTCTTGGGGCAATAACAACCTTCACTTGCTTCTTTTTAACCATGATTAATTGCGGTGAAGATTTCAGCCCCGGCTGCTTGCAAATCCCCCACCTCGTCATGGCTTACTTCAAAGCCAGTCCAATCTTTGATTACATAATTGTCTAGCAGTTTTTCCACTAGAATCTGTTCACTAGGAAGCACTCCAAATGCCTCCCAGTACGACGCCCTTGATTCGGGCGTGATGACAGCGGCCTTAACACCATACGCAAATTCAAGTCTGCTGGTGTTTGCGAATACATGCCTAAAGAACCTACGCCCTGGACGAATGCCACGGGCGTTACGTAGAAAGCACCGATAAAATGCTTCCTGCACTGGAACCCCTGCAGCCGAATGCAATCCACATTCACCAACTGCAGCCAACCACCTGCGAAACAGGCGGTCTGTTGTAACTGACACCAAACACATTGGGTCTTTCACAAAAACTGCATGCTGGTTGCGGACCATTCTCCAGCCACTGGACAACAGCACTGGGTGTGATTGACAGAACTCGATTCGCTCGAATTGATACACGGTCGGTTCAACTGTCATAGCAAATCCACGGTTTCGAAACCACGCGTCTAGACCAGCGGTAAACCGCACGACGCTACTAGTTTCAAGGATAACCACACAATCATCTCCATTATTCATCAACTCGATATCAACTCTTACTTCCATGGCATAAGCGAACACCATGCCGCACATCAATATGCAGTTCCCCAAACTAGTGTTCAGGTCACCACTACTACGTGTGCCATGCATTGTGAAGCTCAACTCCCCATCAACAAATCTCGCTACCCCCCTATTGGTAATCTGCAATTCCAAAAGCCGCCTTAACTCGGCATTTCGAGGGTATAGTCGGCGATAAAACCCGTGCTCATATTCCAAGGCCTCCGCTGAACATGCATGTCAAACTTTGAAGCATCCAACCCAACAGCGGCTGGATGTGCAAAGATGTCCCACTTTTGGCGGGCAATTTTAGCTGACATGTCAGCATTGAAGCCTTTAATGACAGTCGCTTCTGTCCTGTCACCAAATACACGGTTAATCGCACGGAAATAATACTTTTCCGCATGTTTTAGGTACTTCCCTAGTTTCAGGTTGTAACGAGCTGCTCTTGGATTGATGACCCTTGGCGCTCCTGACAACTTCTGCTTCTCAAATTTTACAAATGATTTCAACCACGCATCCTTGTCCGAGAATGGGGTTAGTTCGAGACTGCGACAGGCCTCATCATACACCCGCCATTTCGACCCCCTGTAAGTGTCGGCGACTTGCCGCTCAGTTAAGGGGGGGAGGTGGGGCATGTGAGAACACACTTCGCGCTCAAACGCACGAAACCAAACACCATCAAATGCACCTGCAACGACAGCTAAAGCTGGCCGGAATCGCTCTCCCTCCTTACAGAGAAAGTAGCGCTCAACGAATGCACGGTGTGCGGTGTGCACGCTGTTGTTGTAAACTCCGAGACTATTGTCTCGGGAGAACGGTACGGTCACAGTAAACCGACGCGTTTTACATGCCAGACCGTTGGTGCGCATGCGCAAACGACCCTGGCACAATGCAAGCTGACCGAGCAAAGCAGGATCAGCTCGCGTGTCAGAGCCACGCACAACAACAGGTCGTCCCTACGCCCTCAAATCCCCCCGTCTCGTCCTACCAACGAATCGGGAGAACAGGGGCTTCCGGAACATCCTGCTAGCCCACACCTCCGCATCTGTTGGCTCAAAATACGCCCTCCGTACAACAGGGAGGTTATTGAGGCTCACATTAGTGCGAACCCCTGCCTCCCTGCAGAGCCTAGTGTACGTGCGTTCAAACACGGCTTGGTTTTCCGGTGTGTCAACCATCGAACCCACTGTCGCCGTGACTGCCAACGCCATCCGCGCGCAAAATGCTGGCGATGCATCGGACATGCGCGGGGCAATGACGACGCGAACTTCATGATCCACATCATCCACCCCTGCCTGAGGTGCAAGATCCAACCCTTGCACCTCCCCGACGCGACCATTAAACACCGCGCGAGGTATGACTGCCAAAGGCAAGTCCCCCATCGGCAAC